ATTCTTGATAGGTTAGGGCATGATAAAGGAAATGCGCAAATTATCCGAGTTGCGCAACTGGAAGGATAACCCCCGCAGTATTAAGGCCAAAGACTTCGAAAGACTAAAGAAACAGATACAGAAGCTAGGCCAATACAAACCCCTCTTAGTTACCCCAGATGGTGAAGTGATAGGCGGAAACATGCGCCTCAAGGCCTACCAGGAGCTAGGTGTGCAAGAGGTATGGGTGTCGGTTGTTACTCCCAAAGATGAGAATGAAAAGCTAGAGTATGCACTTTCTGACAATGACCGAGCTGGTTTCTATGACGAGGACTTACTGGCTAATCTAGTTCCTAACTACAACATTGAATGGAAGGACTACGCTATTGACCTGAAAGAACCTGTAAACCTAGGAGAGTTAATCGACAGGTTTAGCCAAGATTTCAGTGATAAAAACCAGGAGATCGGGCTAGATACGTTTGGTGATGATCTAGACTGCGAGTGTCCCCGTTGTCATTTTAAATTTAAGAAGGATGTTTAGCTATAAGTGGCACCTCAAAGATGGCTACCCGGCCCCAGAAGTAGAAAAGCATGGACACAAAGTATTTACTACTTTTGCCTGTGGTGGTGGATCAACAATGGGGTATAAGCTGGCTGGCTATGACGTAATAGCAGCAAATGATATTGATCCTCAAATGGCTAAGGTCTACCAAGCCAATCATCACCCTAAGCACTATTTTCTGGAAAGCATTTCAACATTACACAAGAGAAACGATCTTCCCAAGGAGTTGTATGGGGTCGACATCTTAGACGGCTCACCACCCTGCTCGACATTCTCGATGGCTGGTGGTCGAGAGAAGTTTTGGGGCAAAGAAAAGACATTTAGAGAGGGGCAGGCCAAACAGGTTCTAGACGATCTTTTTTTTGAGTTTATCCAACTAGCTAAGAAGCTGCAACCTAAGGTAATAGTTGCCGAAAACGTAAAAGGAATGTTAGCCGGCAACGCCAAAGGGTATTTGCTAGAGATCAGTAAACAGTTTAGTGAGGCTGGTTATGACGTCCAGTTGTTTATGCTCAATGCTGCTTCAATGGGAGTACCACAAAAAAGAGAGCGGGTATTTTTCGTATGTAGTCGTAAGGATTTAGGTGTTGGCAAAATCAACCTTAGCTTTTCATGTAAGCCAGTTGCATTTAAGGAGATATATTGCGCAGGTGTCAATGACAGGCCACTACAACCCAAGGAAATGATACTGTGGCAGAACAAGCGAGAAGGTGAGCCAAGTCTTGTTGAGGCAAACAAGAGGTTATATGGCAAGGATGGCTATTTCAAGTCAATTTTGGTTGGAGGAAATGATGTTTGTAACACAGTAATCGCAGGTGATGCACTAGTCTTAAAAGATGAGCCAAGGCATCTAAATAATACAGAGCTTGTTTTGGCCGGAAGTTTCCCCGGAGATTATGACTTTGGTGGATTAGCAAGGCAGTATTTGATAGGAATGTCAGTTCCGCCTGTAATGATGGCTCAAGTAAGTTACCAAGTATACAAACAATGGCTATCAAAACCATAACCAAAGAGCCAGGCAGACCCACAGTAATGACAGAGGAGACTGTCAGCAAACTAAAACAGGCCTTTCTCATGGGGTGCGATGTGACTGAAGCCTGTGCTTACGCAGAAATATCCAGGGAAAGCTATTACAGCTATTGCGAGAAAAAACCAGATTTTCTGACAAAAGTGGAGGACTGGCGACAAAACCCCATACTAAAGGCAAAAGCTACTGTATATAAGAACCTGGATCAGACTGAAACGGCCAAGTGGTATCTGGAACGCAAGAAGAAGTCAGAGTTTGCTCAACGCAGTGAATTTACAGGGGCAGAGGGCAAAGAACTACAACCAATTTTAGTTAAATTTCTAAATGGTAAAGACGATAGAGATTCCAAATGAGTTTAAAAGGCTTTTTGACCCTGATTGGAGGGAAGCGGCCGTTTATGGTGGCCGGTACTCTCTTAAATCTCATTCGGTGGCTAGATTCCTTTTAATTAGGGCAAGAGAAAAAAAGACTAGGGTTGCTTGCTTTAGGGAATTTCAAAACTCAATAGCTGAAAGTTCGTACCAGTTACTCGCAGACTTAATCAGACAATTTGACTTAGTGGATTTTAGCTTGACCAGTAGCTCAATCGTGAACACTGTTAATGGATCGGACTTTATTTTTAAGGGTCTATGGAACAATGAGCAAAGCATCAAATCTATAGAGGGAATTGATATTGCATGGGTGGAAGAAGCACAAACCGTATCCGAAAAGAGTTTGGAAGTTCTAACTCCAACCATTCGTAAGGACAAATCGCAAATAGTTTATACCTACAATCGGTTACTTGAAGAAGACCCGGTACACAATCGCTTAGTGCTACAAGGCAGACCGAATACCCTAGTAATCAATGTCAACTATGACATAGCCCTAAAATATGGAATGATGCCGGAGGTAATTAGGCTAGAAATGGAAGATGATAAAGAGAAAAGACCCGGTTTATATAAACACAAGTGGTTAGGAGAACCACACAGCCAAGAACGCAAGATATACAAAGATTGGCAGACCATAGACGAGATACCACACGAAGCAAGGTTAGAACGCTACGGGTTGGATTTTGGTTATACAAATGACCCTAGCACTTTAGTAGCCGTCTACCGATACAACGGAGGCTACATAGTAGACCAGATAGCTTTCCAAAAAGGATTATCTAATAAGCAGATCGCCGACATTATCTTAAACCAGCCGAAAGCCTTGGTGGTAGCTGATAGTGCAGAACCTAAGTCTATTGATGAAATAATGAGCTACGGCGTTAGTATTATCCCATCTAGTAAAGGTCCGGGGTCGGTACTTCAAGGTATACAGTTTGTACAAGATCAGAGGGTGTCAGTCACCAAGAGAAGTGTAGACGTAATCAAGGAATACCGGAACTACTTGTGGATGACAGACAGGAATGGGCAGATCATTAACGAACCAGACCACGCATGGTCACACTCAATGGATGCTGTTAGATACGCTATCGCCAGCACCAAGCCACAAGAGGTTGAATACAAAACTTATAATCCAGAAGAATGGAGGCTGGACTAATGAGAACAGGAACCCGATTTGGGCAATTATCAAAGTTAACCTATGGTAAGACTAGGTGGGGTGGTATGCGACACTCACTAGTACAAGAAACCCTAGATCAGTGGTGTTGCCAATGTTGTGGAGCAGATCAGGCTAAGGGTATGCCCATCTACTTACATGAACTACTAGAAAAAGAGTTTTTTAAGGTTTGTAGTATCTGTTACCGCAGTCTATCTAGCGGTAAGAGTTGGCAGACTACTAAATTTGCCAACCAAGGCAAGTAATCAATAGATTGGGGAATGATTGATAACATCCTCGAAGAAGTCTTGGCTCACTATACAATGTGGACTGAGGACATGGACAACCGCTTGCACCGCAAGAATGGATGGAATGATGTAATAAGTGGTTATTGGGGGAAACTTCCAGACAAACTACCTTATAACTCCCGTGTATCAGACCCATCTATCCGCACTTCACTACTGGAAAAGAACGCTAGACTTGTCAACTCTAAACTAAAAGGTCGATTTGTACCCCGTGAAGGTTCAGACGAACTAAAGGCTAGGGTCAACACTTCACTTATAGACTATCAATGGGATATAGCAAATTGGGGTGGAACCATGCTTAACAAAGTATCTCAAAGTGATTTAGACGCTAGACTGTTTGGCTCGAAGTTTGGGAAAGTATGTTGGAAAACTATTTATGATGACAAAGGGAAAGTGGTATATGACGGTAATGAGTTTATCCCCCTAGATGTTAGAGACAGCGGTATTGACCCTACAGCTAGGAATATCCGTAATGCTAAATGGTTTCAGGAAAGAGAATGGGCTAAGTTTGAGGACTTAAAGAACGCTAAAGTAGATGGCAAGCCAGCTTACAAGAACCTAAAAGGACTTGATGAAGTAGACGACAGGCGAGACACAGCCTATCAATCCCGTGTATTAGGTCTTAAAGGGCTAACAGACAGAACCGGAGAAGACAAAAGCTATCCAGTAGTTGAGATAGTAACCGAATACCGACCCGATAGGTGGATTACTTTTGCCCCTAAGCACAATGTAATCATAAGAGATATAGAAAATCCCTATGCACATAGGAAAATACCAATAGTTCAGCTATGTTATTACCCACTTGGAGATGATCCATGGGGTGAAAGTGAAGTAGAACCAGTATTACCCCTATGGCGTGCTATGCAGTATGTGCTAAATGCCTTTATGGATGACCTTAACACTACAATCTCACCACCTTTGAAGGTCTTAGAGGGTCAAGTACGCATGGAAACTCTAGTTTATGGCCCAAGGGCTCAATGGATAATGAACTCGCCTAATGCTGTAACTGAAATGTCAGGTAGCGGTGCTTCACTCCAATACTTCCAGGCCTCCATGTCTATTCTAATCTCAAGGTTTAATTCTGCTATGGGTGATCTATCCCAAGGAACCAGTGCTTTTGATACTTTCAGCAAAGATGCTAAGACTGCTACCGAAGTTAAAGCCACTCAAAGACAACAGCTAACCCGTGACCAGAAGAATCAAAACGATCTAGCCGAATTTATAGGGGAAATCGTTAAGATGTGGCTAAGCAATAACAAACAATTCTTATTCAATGGAAACGAACCTTACATTATCCGTGT